GTGAGTTCTTACCTAAATTATTTCCTGGTTATAAGAAAAAATTAAGTGATGAAGAGTTTATAGAGTATGTAAGTAATTATGTAAAAGATAATGATATTAAAACGCCTAGTGAATTATCAAAACAAAATCCTTCACTTAATTCTCTAATATATAGTAGAAAATTAAATAAAGAATTAATACCTAAATTATTTCCTGACTATACACCAATTGAACGTAAACCAAGGAAAATAAATCCTTTTAAAGAGAATATGAAACTAAAACAAGTTCGCCAAATCGTTCGTGAAGAACTAAAATATGTTCTAAAAGAACAAATCGAAGATGAAGATATAATGGATCAATTGAAAATTCAGTTGGCCAAAGTCGGTATAGATAAAGTACATCCAGGTGCATTTAAATTTATTGATAAACGTAAAGGTGCTAAGCCAAATACCATTACGTACATGTCTGTAGATAAAACAGGTGAAATTAAACCTGAAGAGAATATGGATGAAGGTTTAAAAGATAAAATTATAGTAGCAGTATGTACTATAGGTTTATTAGGTATGGTTTCTTGTACTAAAGAGGATACCGCTGGTTTTGGTTATAATGTAGCCTCAAGATCAACTGAATATACATTAGATAAAGGTACCCCAAATAAAATGGTAACTATCTCAACCCCAATGGGTGATGAGGAGCATAAAATTGATTCAACAATGGGTGATACTAAGTTTTATGGTGGTAGCCAAGGTTTAAAGTTTGGTCGCCCTATGACTCCGACTGAGGCGCTTATTATTAAGATAGGTCATGCTTACCAGTCAGAGAAAAACATGAACAATAAAAAAGGTACTCCTGCAAATAAAAGATGGGATTACAATCCTGACAATGCTGAAATAACTGGTAAAGGTACCATGTATCAAGATAATAAAACACCATTTGATGATGCTCGTCAACACCCACTATGGAAATTAGGTATTGAAGCCGCTCGTAAAGCAGGTAAAGATATTCAATCATTAATGCAAAAAGCAGATCAAGAATTACAAAATCAAGATTGGGTAAAATAATGGGAAAAAAATTCACAATTAAATCGGAAGACAAGGCGGCGTTTCTTAACCGCCTTGAGAAATTTGGAGTGGTAGTTGATACATTTGATATTCAAGATAATAAATTGGATAAAACATTTACTATCGAGTTTAATACTCCTGAGGCTATTAAGTTTGTTGAAAAAGCAATTAGTAATTCTAAAGGTATAGACCAAACTAAAACACCTAAAAACGTATATACGGATAAAAAAGCGAATGGTGGTAACGCACTGAAAGAGGTGGAGAACCCAAAAGATGTTATTAAATTGGATGTTCCTTTGTTTATTCGTTTACTCGAATATGCTCGTGAAGATGCTAAAACAGATATGGATCTTCATGATGTTGCTGAGAAAGTAATTGCTTTGTCATCTAAAGGGCAAGTTTTAACTATGGCTAATTATGATTCTATGATGACTGATAAAATACAAGAACAATTTAATCCTGAGGATTATGAGTGGGAGGAAGAAGAAGATCCTAAAATAGTAAGTGTTAATAGTAGAATGGGTAAAGATAGTTATGTTGATTGTGATGTTTTAACCCTTAGTGGAGAAGTAAAAGATTTAAGATTTGATTTAATTTCCGACTCTATATGGGAAGGATATGCTGAGTGTGAAGCTGAAGATGAAGATTTTACATATAAAATGGGATGTATGGTAGGAGATTGGGGATCTGATGGGTATAGAATAGTTGATATAGATAAAGACTCATTTGAATTTTTTAAAAAATGATATTAAAAGAAGTTAAATCAAATTTGATTGAAATGTTCCCTAACAATGCGGAACAAATCGAAGAATACATCATTGGTATCCAGGATTATAATGCCGAGGATGCCTATGATGATATTACTATTAGCGAATTAGAAGAGGATTTTAAAATTTTCTTGAATTTCTATAAGGTAGACTTGGAGGTATAAGGAAATATCGGTAACTTTAACCTACGGATTAGGGAGAAAAGGGGAAGGGAAAGAATGGTTGCAAATGTTTGTGCAAACGTTGGGAATGAAAAAAACCGTATATTTATATATAAACATATACAATTATGAGATTCAAAAATCAAGTTATAGACGGCTTAACTCAAGCCCAAAACATCGGACAAAAATTACAATTCCAAGTTAATCGTGGTATGTCCCAAGAAGAAGTTAGTACTACTGTAGATCAATTGAAAGAACAACTTGAAAAAGTTAAAGAATTGATTAGTATCGAACACGATGAATTTAGTTAATTTATGGAAATAATATTATGGATTGTTGGTATTCATTTACTTGAGTTACTATCATTTGGGGCTTATCTCTTAATAAAGAAAAGTCTTATGTTAGAACGAACTCTAGTAGAACAAAGAGAATATATAAACGCAATAAGTTACGTAGCCTCCCAATTAACTGTTTCTCTATCTAAAATAGATGAACGCACATATATTGAGGCAGATCCTGAACTAGAAGAAGTATTTGAACAAATTAAAGAATTTAAGGCAGTATTAGAAGAGATTTCTAACAAATAATTTGGAGACGCGAGTCTCCTTATTTATACTGTGATTAATGAATAATTACACGGACATTACCCGACCCAAATCTGTTGGGCCTAGCGTATATTTCACTCAGGAAACTGAGGATGCTATTATCGAATTCTTATCTACTACAGACGAAGCCGAAAGAAATAAAATATATAATTCAAAGATAGAGTATGCATTTTATAAGCTATCAGAAAATATTATCCACACATTTAAATTCTACTATACAGATATTAATACTATAGAGGAATTGAAGCATGAGGTGGTTACTTTTCTTCTAGAAAAACTACACCTATATGCTCAGGGAAAAGGTAAAGCATACTCATATTTTGGGACTATAGCTAAAAGATACCTAATCATATATAATAATAATAATTACAAGAAACTTCAGAAACATGCTGAAATGGAGGAAATCGAGGAAGATAAATCTTACCTAGATAAAACACTTAAAGAAGCAGAAGAAGATATTGGGTTAGATACATTCATAGATATGTACGTAAAGTATGTTGATAAGTATCTGTATAAGTTATTCCCTAAAACCCAAGATGCTAAGACAGCTGATGCTATAATGGAATTATTTCGTAAACGAGAATCATTAGAAATATTTAATAAAAAAGCACTGTATATTTACATTCGTGAAATAACTGATGCTTCTACCCCTCAGATAACTAAAGTAACTAAAAAATTAGATACTGTACGAGTGAAATTATATAACGAATACTACAAAAACGGACACATAAGATTTTAATTAGTCCATATTTATAATAAACACAATTATGGCTACATTTGATGACATAACATTATTTGGTAATACATCATTATCAGATATATTTAAGCAAATACATAAAAATAATAAGTCCGTTGATAGTCAAATTAACGAACTTATTGGAGCTCTTAAACCTCTTGCCTCATCTAACGCAGGTTCTGCGGTAATGCTAATGCCTACTGTTAAAGATTTAATAGATGTTAATGTAAAAAATAACGATCAATTAATAAAAATGGCTGGTATAGCACAACGTGCTGCTAATACTACTAATAATGGTAATGATAGTTTATTTGATATGGGCGAAATTCAGCTTTTACTTGAAGAACAAAACGCAATCCAAGAAGAAGGTAAAAAATTACTAGAATCAGCTAATAAAGACATACAAAAACAATTAGCATAGAATGGCAGTACTTAAACAAGGTTTTAAAGGTAGTAACCTAATCAGTAGCAATAATCGTAAGACTACATCTACTGAGGGATCATCCAAACTAACTTATGGTAAGGTATTTGGTGTGGTCAATGGTATTAATTTGCCTACTCCTAAAATGTATGATAAAGCAAAAGGAAGAATAGGTACTATATTTTATTTAGATGCAGAAGCCGCTAAAACAATTAATGGTACTCCATTTAATGATGCTTTTTTAAATACATGTTTAATTGCTTATTCTTTAGATCCTAAAACACAATATTATCCTCTATTACAAGAGATAGTAGAGTTAAAACAGGCTCCATCTATTGATGCTCCTAATATTAAAAATCAAACGCCAACTATTTATTGGTCAAGAGTAGTCAATGTATCTGGAGATAGCCAACAAAATGCTCAATCACAAAATGCTAATTCTATCTTAGGAAAAACATTCGAAGAAGATTCAAACAATAAAAATTTAGTTTCATATGAAGGCGATTATACATTATATGGCCGTAAAGGCAATTCAATCCGTTTCGGTAATACCGTTGGATTATATAGTATTCCTGGGTTACCGAATTACAACGAATGGAGTCTTGTAGGTAAAAATGGAAGTCCTATATTAATTTTATCAAACGGACATAATTACTCAAGTACTACTTCTCCTTTATACACGGAGCAAATAAATAAAGATGCTTCATCAATCTATTTAACATCAACTCAGGTATTACCTATAGAACTAGATTCTACCGGGTTAAAATCTCCTTTAATTGGAGAACCAATTTCACCTGAAAAGTATAGTAATCCACAAGTAATACTAAATGGTGATAGAATATTAATTAATTCTAAAAGAGATGAGATAATGTTGTTTTCTAAAACTAACACTATTTTAAAAGCAAATGGAATTAATTTAGTAGGAAATTCTATTGAATTATCTTCAAATGATATATATTTAGGTAAAAAAACAAATGGAGATTTACCAAGTGAACCTGTTTTATTAGGTGCAAAAACAATAGATATGTTTGAGGATTTAATATCATCTATGCAACTATTTTTAAATGGTATTTCGTCTGCAATTGATAGTAATGGTGTTCCTATAGCCGCTATAAAAGCAGCAGCCGATAAATTTAGTCAAGACTTACAAAAAGTTTCGGATAAATTAGATCCTGATAATACAGGTAAATACATAGCATCTAATCAAGTATTTATAACATAATGAATGTATCATCGTTAATACCACCAGGAATAAATAGTACTTTATCAAGTACAGGGTTACCTACTGCTTTTGGAGATCAAATAGTAAAAGCTGCTTCTCAAAAAGTTATATCTGCTGCTTTAGGGCAGGTTCAGATTTTAAAACAAAAATTAGAAGATATAATAAAACGAAAATTAGAATTAGAAACAACTCATAAATCTAACTTAAGAAGACTAGAAGCTCAATATATCCCTGGCAAACCAGAAAAATCAGTTTTAACTGAAGAAGAATATAATATTGCTGTAGCAATTGAAAATGCTAGGTATGAGGTTGAAAAAGCAGCTCTAAATGAAGAACAAAAACAGACTGATGAGCAAATTCAAAGTATAACGAAAGATCCTAAAGCTAAAAGAAAAGTAGAACAAAAAGCAGCTAAAGCAAAACATAAAAGAAATAAAACTAAAAATAAAACAGAAAAAACTAAAGCAGCTAAAGCCTTACTTTTAAGTACAGCTAAATCTGTAGCTCCATTATTGATGTATGCTGGAGTTAGAGTAGTAGCTCGATTAGCAGTTCAAAATAGTCGCCTTAAAGATTTAGTAGACCAAACTAATGCTATAATTGAGGCTGCAGCTACTCCAGAACAATTAGAACAAGCTAGAGTAAGTAGAAATGCTGCGTATAATGTATTAAATAATAACGAAAGAAATTTAATTGATATAAAAGAAAAACTAGAACTAGTTTCCATATTAGTAACAATCTTAACAACATTAGGTGTGGTTTTACTTGCCTCACTATCATTCCCTGGCACTCCAGCATCTGCTTATAAACCATATGAAGTTATAATAAAAACCTTAGGGATATTAAGCGCTATTTTACTAGCATTAATTCCTATTTTAGATATATTAGTAGCTGAACTATCTGATTTAAAGGCTCAATTACGAGAAATTGATAATAAATTAGATTTACAAACTATAGATAGTGGTAATCTAGCTGCGTTAGAGGCGTTGTTAAATAGTATTAAGCAACCTAAAGATGAAATATATAAAGGATTTAGATTGGTTATTAAAGAAGATCAAGATCCTAAAACATTTGTAAAAGGTAGTATTAAGCGTAATTATGCTGCCGCTTTAGATAAAGATGGTGTAGAGGTTATTAAAAGTGAATACTCATACACATTAGACCCACAAGTACTAATAGATCAAGTAAAAATAGTAATAGATCAACAAAACTTACAAATTTAAATATTTATACCCATGAATGTAAAAGCATTTAAAAATTTAATAAAAGAAGCAGTAGCTGAAGCAGTTCGCGAAGAGTTACATATTATTCTTAATGAAAATCAAGCGTCAACAAAACGTATGAATGAAAGTAAAACATTTAATTTTACTAGCAACGATGTACATGAAGTTGGAGATGTTCGTAATCAATTAAGAAGTAAATTAGGAGCAGCATTTGGTTTAGAACAACCAACTATGTCTAATGCAGGTGTACCTTTAACAGTAGATAAAACTAGTGATAACCCATACATGAATTTCATTATGGATGCTGCAGCTAATATGACTGCTCAAGATAAAGCAGGATTAAATAATTTAGGATAAGATGCCTATACCTCAAGTAGTACGTGTGTACCCTTTAGACTTGCAAAAAAATGTTGCAATAGGGGTTTCCTTACCTTTTAATGGACCGGGTGTATTTAATAGCACATACAGTACTAAAGACCAAATTAAATCAAATGTTATTAATCTTTTACTTACAAATAGAGGTGAAAGAATAATGAATCCTAATTTTGGTGCCGATATTAAAGACGCCCTATTTGAAGGAATGACAGAAACTATTGTTCCTCTAATCCAGGATAGAATAACAACTGCTTTTTCTTCTTATATACCTCAAGCTAGTATAAGTAAAATAGATGTAGTATTTAGTGAGGATACCAATACAGTTAATGTAACTGTAAATTATACATTAAATATTTCTGGGGAATCAGATCAAGTAAATATAGAATTTCAATAGACATGGCAGATAATAACGTATCATATATAAATAAAAGTTTTAGCGATTTCAAATCTAATTTGATAAATTATGCTAAAACATACTTTCCTAACACGTATAACGACTTCTCGGATGCTTCGCCAGGGAATATGTTTATTGAATTGGCATCTTATGTAGGTGACGTAATGTCATTTTATTTAGATACTCAAATCCAAGAAAACTTCTTATTGTATGCTAAAGAAAAAGAAAATCTTTATGCTATGTCATACGTTATGGGTTACAAACCAAAAGCATCATATGCCTCATCTGTTGATTTAGATGTATACCAATTGATGCCTTCATTACTTAACGTAGTAACAGGAGAAACAGTACCTGATAATGTAACTTATGGTTTAATTGTACCCGCTAATACTAATATAACATCAACATCTACAGGAACTAATTTTATAACAACCGACTTAGTTGATTTTACTGATTTAACAGGAGCTGAAATAACTTTTGTAAATGATAATTTTTATTTAGTTAAAAAAACAGTTAAAGCGATATCAGCTGCTATAAAGTCTTCAACATTTACTTTTACTACACCACAGAAATTTCAAAATATAACCATAAACGATACAAATGTATTACAAATATTAGATGTAACAGGAAGTAATGCTAATCAATGGTATGAAGTACCTTATTTAGCTCAACCAACTGTATATTTAAAAACATCTAATACAGGTTCAGATGCTGGTCAAGTACCTTACTTACTTACATTACAAAGAACCCCAAGACGTTTTGTATCTAGATTATTATCTGATAATACATTACAACTAGAATTTGGTTCAGGTGTATCTAATAGTTCAGATGAAACTATACTTCCAACCCCAGATAATATTCAATTAGGTTTAGTACCCGGTATTTCTGATTTAGCTGATAATTATAATAAAGCATCTGTATTTTTTACTAGAGAATATGGTTTAGCTCCTTCAAACGGTACATTACAAGTTAGGTATTTAGTTGGTGGTGGAGTAGCATCAAATGTTCCTTCAAATGATTTAACATTAATTGACAATACAGGAACTTATTTTAAAAACGGAAATCCATTTAATACCGCATTAGCTAATCAAATATTAAATAGTGTAGTATCTAATAATACAAATCCATCATCAGGTGGTAGAGATGGAGACCAAGTAGAAGAAATCAGAAATAATGCATTGTATGCATATTCATCTCAACTAAGAGCAGTAACTAAAACAGATTATATAGTAAGAGCACTATCTTTACCTCCAGAATATGGAAGTATCGCTAAGGTATATGTAGAACAAACACCTGCTTCTACTAATGGTTCTGAGGCAAGTAATTTATTAGCATTAGATTTATACACGTTAGCATATAATTCTAGCAAACAATTAATTAATGCATCAAGTACATTGAAAAATAACTTGATTACATATATGAACGAATATAGAATGACTACTGATGCTATAAACATTAAAAATGCTTTTTATGTTAACATAGGTGTAAATTTTGATATTACAACAACTGCGGGATATAATAATAATGAAGTAATTAGTAATTGTATATTAGCATTACAAAACCATTTTAATATAGATAAATGGCAAATTAACCAACCTATTATATTATCTGATATAACTTCTAAACTATTAACAGTAAAAGGTGTTCAATCTGTAGTTAAAATTGAAATAATAAATAAACAAGATAGTACAGGAATTAATTATTCTATATATGGATACGACATTCCTGGAGCTACAAGTAATAATACAATTTACCCATCACTAGATCCTAGTATATTTGAAGTTAGATATCCTAATACAGACATACAAGGAAGAGTAGTATTGTCTTAAATATGAGGAGGGCAAAGCTCTCTTCTTACGTTTACAAAAAAGGTTATGAAAAAAATTATATTATTTGCTTTATTAAGCATTAGTTTATTTTCTTGTACTAAACAAGAAGAAGAAGAAGAAGGAGCTTATCCTTGCTTAGATGGTAACTGTGAAGGTTATTTTTATGTCTCTGGTCCTGGACAAGATTCTATAGATATTAATGGATATCATCATGTTAAATGGATTGGATTAACGTATTTTACTATTCGAGGTGAATTATCCGCTTTAGCCCCTGAATATATAGTAAACGAATTACCATTAATTGAAGTAGGTTTTGATTCAGATTATTTTGTATTATTTGATACAGTTAGATATAGATATCCTGTATATTCATTTTTAGGATTATATACCGATAAACGTTTTAAAGATCCAATTCCTGTTGGAACACGTACATATACAATGATAGGTTTATCTGATTATATGTCTCCTACTAATATTGTTGGGTATCAAATACCTAAGAAATTTACTGGGTGGGAAAAACCATACGCACGTACAATATTAGCTGTTTATAGTAAATACACATACCAGCCAGGAGTTAACATATTTTTTGATGATGAAATGGTAGGTGACACAGCATCTATATTTATGCGAGCCGTATTTAATAACGATTTTGGTCGTCAGGTAATAAAAAACTATAGAATGAATGTAGTTTTTGACTAGAATTTAAGTAAGCTATATTTATTGTAAAACAAAATACAATTTATGGCTTACACAAGAGAACAAATCGAAGCCGCTGTAAAATCAAAAGGATATGTTTGGTTTGAAGGCGCAAAAGACTATGATTTAAATATCGTAGGAGTTAGAAATTCAGCAACCGGCAATAAAGTTACTAATGTATTTGACGATACAATGACTGTAACTTATAAAGTAGGTGGAAGTTGGGTTATTAAACAATGGCAATGTACTACAGATCCAGGTACTAAAGGTGTTAAAGAATTCCATAATGCAGCAGGTGTTGCTCGTTTAGTTGAAGGACAATACCGTGGATCACACACACTAGGTTTACATCAAGGTAAATATGAGGCTTTAAAACAAGCTAAACCTGTTAAAGTTTATCGCGATGCTAATAAAGATATGACTTATGACGAAACTAAAATTCAAGAAGGTATATTTGGTATTAATATCCATAAAGCTGGAGTTGATTCAACGTATGTTGAAAATTGGTCAGAAGGCTGTCAAGTATTTAAAAAAGCAGCTGATTTCGAAGCGTTCATGGTAATTGCTCGTGAAGCAGCAAAAGTACATGGCTCTTCATTTACATATACTCTAATCGAAAGTTCAGATATTAAATAATGGAAGAGTTTCCTGATTTTATTGATAATTACGATTTGTAATTAAATCCTCATAACTGCCATATTTATACGTAGCAAACTTATATTTATGGCAGTTTATAAAATATTCCCAGAAAAGAGCAATACCTTATTTTCATACTACCCCACGCTTAATTCTGGGATAGATGAAATATTAGAACTTAGTACATTCTATACTGTAGCGGGTACGAATGAAGTATCACGTATAATAGTTAAATTCCCTCAAAGTGAAATTAACGATGTGATAACTAATAAAGTATCAGGAAGTTCATTTGACTCTTATCTAAAAATGTATCTAGCTAACGCTAGTGAAATTCCATTAGATTATACAATATATAGCTATCCTATTTCAGGAAGTTGGAATGTAGGTACTGGTAGATTAGGTAATTCTCCTATAATTACAGACGGTTCTAGTTGGGCTTATAGAGACGAAATTAGTGGAAGTGCTTGGTTTGGAGTAGGATTCCCAACAGGAACTACAGGATCATACAACGGAACTAATTCAGGTGGAGGATTATGGTTCACAGGATCATATGAAGCTACTCAATCATTCACTAAAGCTACTTCAAAAGATATTGAATTAAAAGTAACCCCAGCAGTAAATGCTTGGGCTAGTTCTTCAATAAGTAATCAAGGATTTATAATTAAACACTCAAATACAATTGAGTTTACAACAGCCTCTAAATTCGAGACTAAATATTTTTCTTCTAACACACATACAATTTATCCTCCTTGTTTAGAGATTCGTTGGAATGACTCAATATATAATACTGGTTCATTATCAGTTATTACATCAGATTTAATTGTAGCTAGTATATCTAATAATCAAAGTGAATACCAACAAGACTCAATCCAACGTTTTAGAGTAAATGTAAGAGATAAATTTCCTGCTAGGAGTTTCCAAACTGCTTCTGTATATTTAAATAACAAAGTATTACCTACTACTTCATATTGGTCTATAAAAGATTTAGATACTGAAGAAGTTATTATAGATTTTGATACATCTTATACAAAGATAAGTGCAGATTCACAAGGTAATTATTTTGATGTTTATATGAATGGTTTACAACCTGAACGTTATTACCAATTACTATTAAAAACAGTATTAGCTAATAAAGAAGTTTTAGTTTTAAGCCAAGATTATTACTTTAAAGTTATAAGATAATGTCGAAAATTTCTATACAAAAACAAGTATTCAATAAAGATACCTTTCCTAAGGTAGTAGATATTCAATTTAAACAATTGATCAATACTAATCAAGCTGGGGATACTCCTAGTTTTACCTTAGAAGATTTTTTTACTTTATACGAACAGTTATTTTTTCAAATACCAAAAGAAGGAGATACTAATTCACATCAATATATTTTAGAAAAAGAAGCAGAATATTTAGGTATTAATCTTAATACTGAAGATGTTCAAGCTCTTTTAGCTGAGATCACCTCACTAAGACAAGAAATAACTTCAGCTCAACAAACAATTCAAACATTAAGTGTAAGCGGTTCAAATGGCTAATAATATTCAAATAATAGGAAATATAACAGATACTAATACTATCTCTCGCTACTCATCAGATGATGTTAGACTAATAGGCTCACAAGAAATACAAAACTATTTTGATCCTAATAGTGATTACGTAGAATATTACGTATATGATATTGGAGGTACATTATTAGGAATAGATTATAGCTATAATAAGTTTAAACTACCAACAGACTCAGCTTTAACCCCATCGTATGCCCCTCTTCCTAACTCTCAAAACCAAATAACAGATGCTAATGTAGGCGTTTTAAACTCTACACCCCCTGATACTGGTTCTTCTTACGCTGCTGTTGAAATAGACCCAGTTAATGATTTACAACAACTAGGATATAGTTCAGGTGAATTTAAAGTACAATATAACTTTTTTAAAAATAAAGTTGGTTCACCTAATAATGAATACTTTTTAAAACGTATATCTAGTGATAGAACAGAAATTAGTATAACATCTACAGCATTAACTAACGCTCAAATAGAACAAGATGCTAACAATTTAATTAATGAATTAAACGCATCTCTATATTTTGTTAACTATTTAGTCAATTTAGGTTTAAACCAACAATATGTAACTGTTAACGTAGCTTTAGATAAGATAGAATCGGGATATGAGATTTTATTCAAGTTATACGAACCACTATCAGATAGTATCTCAGAAAAAACAACATTATGGGTAGTAGAAGAGAAAGTTAATCCTTATTCATTTAATATTAACTTAGATACTTTAATAACACCTCCTGCTCCATTAATGTTAAGAGGAGCTAATTTTACTATTCCTATTTCTCGTGAAGTAAATACTATATCTACTCAATATGGTACTTATAGTGATATAGTTACATCATTACAAACATCACAAAATACTACATACCAAAAATTATTAAATACTTTAACTTCATCTAGTATAGCTATTAACGTTGATTATACTGATTATAATAATTTTGTTTTCTTTGGTTCTGTAGAACAACGTATAGATAATTTTTATTCTAAAATAAAAGAAATAGAGGATTATAACTCTCTAATTACATCATATACACCCAGCGCCTCATTTAATCCAAACTTACAACTTGAAATTAATAGATACACAGCTAGTATAAATAATATTATATCTAATTTTGATGGGTATGAAACTTATCTATATTTTGAATCGTCATCATATACCTGGCCTAAATCAACATCAACATTACCTTATATATTATATTCGACAGGATCGGTTTCAGGTTCTACATGGTTTATAGATAATAAAGATCTAGCATCAACATATGATGAATTAAACCAAAATAATTTACAAAACGGAATTCCAACCTTCTTAATAGATAATCCAGATAACAGCCAATATTTGTTATTTTTAAATATGATTGGTCAATATTTTGACAACATATGGATAATGCTAAAATCAGTTACTGATATAAATTTAGCAAATAATAACTTAAATGAGGGTATTTCTAAAGATTTAGTATACCATGTGTTGAAATCATTTGGTATTGATCTTTATAATAGCTCAGAAGGAGATAGTTTAAACCAATATTTAGTAGGTAATAATACCGGAAGTGCTTATTTTAGTGGTTCGTTAACTGATTTTTCTCCTACAAGTAGTTATCTAAATAACATTCCTAAAGGAGATTTAGTAGCTGAGGTATATAAACGTATTTATCATAATCTTCCTTTACTAGTTAAAACTAAAGGTACAACATCTGGCCTACAGAATATTGTAACTATGTTTGGTGTAACTAGTAGTATATTAAGTGTAAAAGAATATGGTGGTGAATCAAAAGCAGAATACTTAAAAGGATATAGTACAAATAAAGTTAGATTAGGAAGTATTAATCCTTTAGAAAATGTATTATCACCAATAACCTCTATTCAACAAATAACAACGGCATCCGTTGATTATTTAGATAATGACTTACAATATGTTGATGTATCGTTTTCACCTCAAAATCAAATAGATTTATATATTTCACAATCTATATCGTCTAGTAATTCTACTTTTGATTTAGATGAATATATTGGTGACCCTAGACAACAATACTCAATTACATACCCTGATTTAGATAATCAACGTAAAATATATTTTGAACAAGGAACAGGTTCATATAGTGGATTTACTTCATCTTATTTAGATTATAACGGTTTTATCCGTTTAATCCAGTTTTTTGATAATTCATTATTTAAAACGTTAGAAGCATTTGTACCTGCTCGTACTAGTTTATCAACGGGAATAACATTTAATTCACCTGTATTAGAACGTAATAAATTTGCTTATGCTAATCCTACTAACAGTACAACAGAAAGTATAAAAGAAGGAGAGATAATAAGTGGAAGTATAGGATCAGAATACGGTTATTTATATGACAATTTATCTGGAGATAAATCACCCTACTACTCAGGAGAAATCAGTGGTAGTGAAATAAATGCATACGATACTTATTTTATTCCTTCTAATGAAAATCCTTATTTAGGAGATATAAATGTATGGAACTCTCAACATGACGCAGATGAACAGATTAGCTTAAGTCAATTTGCACTATCTGATTACAATGTATTATTTAATAATATTTCAAGTAGTAGGTTATCAGCAAATAGAAAAATACTAGAAAAGGTACAAGATAGTTATAAAACAGTCCCTATTTCAGCCGTAAAAGCTGAGATTACAATTACTATAACTCAACCATTATCTGGAGATTGGTGGTTTGATCCGTATTCGCAACAAATGGGAGCCACTATGGGTGCCACTAACTTATCAGCTAATTTTACTGTTAGCACAACACCATATTCATTTGCAGACGATTTTTACTTTACAGAAATAAAACCAGTATTAATAGCGAGTAATTGGGATACTTATTTTGACATTGATGAAAGTGGGGTTACACAAGGTGAAATAGTATTTAGGATGGTAGCTAAAACGGAAGGAACTTCATCTACACTAACTAATATAAGTGTAGGCTCAGGAGGTTCTATAGGAAGCCAGATATTTGCTAGTAATAATATAGCAGGCGTAAATGCTGCTCCTTCTATAACTATCCCTCCAGTTTATATATCATCCTCAGCTGAGTTACAAGATTCTTATTTATCATTAATTTCTTACAAAGATCCTAGGTATGATGGTGTTAAAATAAAATCAGCTACTTATAATCAATACACAGCAGGTGATTCTGGTTCTTATGGTAAAACATCAGCTATCGACAAATATCAAGCTTATTTTTTAACATTTAGTGAAATTAGAAACGCATACCCTGAATTATTAAATAAATCTACATTATGGATTAATAGTTTAGTTGATAAAGATGGTAGACAATTAGCAGTAAGTAATGATACTAGTTCAAATTATTATAATAACTTAATTGATAATTTTGGAAAAGATAGTATTGTAAATCTACAAATAACTACTTTACCAACAGGTTCATTTCAAACTGATTTAGACCAATCAACTACAGTTTATAGACCTGCTTTATTATGGCCTAAAGTTATATTAACTAATGAATCCGGGAGTACACAAACTAGTAATGGGAATGTTAGTTGGATAACAGCTTCTTTAGCTTTTTATGAAAGTCAAACTACGGGAAGTAATATTAATAAAAGAACATACACTCGACTTCAAGCTTCTTGGTCATTTGGAGCTAGCAGTAGAAATATATTAACCGCATCTAATGATTTAGCTATATTAATTGTTAGTTCTATGTTCCCTAGTAATATAGCAAATCCTTTACCTAATAATTATGCTTGGGCGCAAGATATTACAACTGCTAGTTTTGCAGGTACTGGGGGGGCTAATACATATGATACACCTATTCCTGTTACTATTAAATCCGGTCAAGAAATTCGCTTTTTACAAAATGAAGACTACGTTTATACCATCAAATCAACTCAACTTAGTATAGCAGATAGTGAAAGTGGAACAGTAGGAACAGTAAAATTAACTTTAGATAGAGATATATCAACTAGATTAACTGCTACTACTATAAATAATGGATATTTAATTAGAGAAAACCAAATTGATCCAACTAAGTTAGTAATAAATGCCCCTAAATTAATTGGTGGAGCACCGGGGTACTTAACACCACAATACATGACACCTGAATTAGCTACTAACTTAAATGGAGTAGTTGAAACTTTAAAAGAAAACGGAATATTATAATATTTATAACAGTAAAATTACACACAAATGGCTATATTAAATCCTACAACAGTAACAGTAGACGCAATTTTAACAACAAAAGGACGCCAATTATTGGCTCGTAACGATGGATCGTTCCAAATAACTCAATTCGCATTGTCTGATGATGAAATCGATTATACTTTGTATAACCCAAATCACCCGTCAGGCTCAGCATACTACGGCCAAGCTATTGAAGCGACACCAGTATTAGAAGCTATCCCTAACGATACTCAAATGATGCGTTATAAATTAGTAACATTACCTCGTGGAACAGCTAAATTGCCTGTTATTAATATTGGATACAATAGTATTACTATTAAACAAGGTGCTTCATTAACTATTACTCCTCAAACACTTAATTACTTAGGAGCAACAAGCACATTTGAAAGTAACGGATATACAGTTTCTGTAGCAGATGGTAGATTATTAGCATCTTTCCAAGGAACAGGTATCACTACAACAACTGGAGTAAACACTTTAAATACAACTACAGGTGCTACTTTGTCAGTAACCCAAGTTGGTACTTCATTTACAATTACAGGTACAACAATTAATACTTTATATGGTACCACGTTAACATCATTAACTACAACTTTAACAGTAGTAGGTAGAGATAGTGGTGCTAGAATTACTATTCCTTTAGTTGTAAATAAAATCTAAAAATAATTAAATATGTCATTTATAAGATACGCACAAGACGACTCAGTAGTAAGCTCAGAAACAGTAGTAAGAGGTTTGTTTACAGGTGATGCAAATTCACTATCAACCTTTTTTACAGCCAGCGGATACACAGAATATTATTTGGATGTATACAACTTAGAAACATCTAGTATATCATCATCAGTTCAATTTACTGTTCAATACGGAAACGTATCAGGATCAGGATCAGCTCTAATTAATTCATTAGTAACTGAATCATCGCCTAGCCGTGTTGTTTATGGACAATACAGAAATTTAGTATATGGTACTGAAACTACAAACTTTAGTTTTGATGGTACTACAACTGCTGAAGATATATGGGTAATTAACTTTGCTAGATCACGTTATAAAGAATCATTGTTACCTGGAGCTTTTAATTTAGGACTAAGAAATAGTACTTCTCAAATATTATTAACAGATGATAGTAACGAATCAAATACAGCTAAATTTATTGGAGAAAATAGATATTATAATATCATTAGTGGTAGTAATGGAAGTGCACATACACCAAGTGCTGCCTCTACATACTACGGATTTATGTTCCCTGATCTTAATATAGTTGTATTAAAGGCAAGTGGATCCAATTCAGTATACAACTTTGTACCGGCTTTAGTAAAAACAGTAGCTGCTAACTTTAATGAAGTTAAACTATATCAATCTATTGTAGCATCAGCAATAGCTGGAAATCCTTTAAAAGCTCAATCTGCTGAAACTGTATCCTCTCGTTATTTCTTTACACGTGTAAAAAATAGTGATTTTAATTATACTACTAATCCATCTATTATAGATTCAAATGGTAATTTACTTTACACTAGTTTAGTTAATAACCCACAGACGTATATTACAACCGTAGGTTTGTATAACGATAATAATGAATTATTAGCTGTAGCTAAATTAAGTAAACCTCTAGTAAAAGATTTTACTAAAGAAGCATTAGTTAGAATTAAATTAGATTACTAAAACATGTATGGGAGCATTCAAACAACTCCATACTTCGGATATTACTGTAATACCATATACGGCAAATAAAAAATGGTCATTTACATATAACAATACACCGAATGATGGGTATATAACATATTACACAGGAACAAATGTTCCGTTCTCTGTTAGTGGAACTACAACCACTAACGGAGAATACCAATCTTCAATATATGCTCTTGCAAATCAGCTTTATTATCAATCATATACTGGCTCATTAAACACACAGTCTTTAGCAGTTTCTAATTATTATGAATCTGCTTCTGAGCAAAGAGCTACGTCATCTTATTTTCAATACGAAGGATATGGCTATGTAGCTAATTTTCCTTCATCTTCTGGAAACCAAATTGGGTTATTAGGTATTAGTAGTGATTTCTACGGAAATAATATTTTACCATATACATTCCAAATTTCATCTTCTTTAATAGTAATAGTAGATGATGGATTAGGTAATTTATTTGACATAACTTATCTTCCTACAATGTATATGAGTGGAGGATACTCAAACCCATACTATGCACTATCAGCTGGGTATATAACATCTAGCTATTTTACAGCATCTTACTTATCTGAAGAAGGAGATGATTTTACTCCAATTCATATTGGAAACATATTCTATGGTCAGGGCTCATGTATTATTACAAATAATAACTATATTAATTTTTTAAATAGTCCTATACGCCCTATAACAGTAGAATTTAGAAATAATTATACAATACAAGAAAACGAAGTTAGATGTATAGTTAAAGAAAGTGAATACAATGCCAGTTATAATCCATCAATCCAAGTTGGTACTGTAACTAGTGCTAGTATATCTAGTTCTATATTTTATTTTAATGATGGTACATTAAGAGATTTTGCAACAGGTTCTGATTTCTCACCATATGTTACTTCTTTAGGTTTATATAACGAAGATAAAGAATTATTAGCTGTAGCTAAATTCGCTAAACCTTTACTTATATCACCTAATACAGACATGACTTTTATTGTTAAATATGATATTTAAAGAATTAGATATAAGACAAAAAACTAAAATAGGATCAGGTACATATAAGGATGTGTATGATTTAGAAACATATCCTGGCTTTGTTGCTAAAAAATTTGATACTTTAAATAATGAAAGTATATATGATGTACAAGAAGAAGAAGAATTAAGTAAAAAATACCCTGAATTATTTACTCAAATTAAAAAAGTAGATTATAAAAGGGGACATATGATTCAAGAAAAGGTAAATGCTGAAAAATTTGAAAATGATGTTGATAAACTTAAAAAAGAAATAGTATTAGCTGCTCCTAGTTTTAAACCAATAGATATAGTTTTTTATTTATTTCGCCACTTAAGAGACAATAATAAGGATGCTATTAAAGTTATTAAAGATATTTTAAAAGATAATGATAATAAAAAGTTTTACAATAAATTAATTACGTATTTATTTAAACTATCTAAAGTTAAAAGAGAAAGACAAGGTCTAGATGTTCATAGAGAAAATTTTGGATATAATGACAATAAACAAATAAAAATGCTAGACATATAATATGTTACAAACACAACCAGTTTTGACCGTTGAAGACTTAATCAACGACGAATCATTCGATCCAAGCCAATATGAAGGCTATATTTATATAACTACTAACTTAGAAACAGGTCGTAGCTACATTGGTAAGAAAAATTTCTTCCACAAAAATAATGTTAAATTAGGTAAAAAAGAATTAGCTAACTTACCAGTTACACGTGGTAGAACTAAACAAACCAAACTTGTAATAAAATCAAGCGACTGGAAAACATATTACGGCTCAGCCCAAGAAATAAAAGAGGATCTTAAAAAATATCCTAAAGATAAATTTACACGAGTAATATTAAAGTTATGTCGTTCAAAGAAAGAATTAACTTACTTTGAATGTAAGTACCTATTTCAATATGGGGTATTAGAAGATTCAAAACAGTGGGTTAATGATAATATCCTTGGAAAATTTTTTACTAAAGATTTGATGGGCTAAATAAAGTTTGTATATTCCCCAAAATGGAAAATCAAGCTTTATTAGTATTATTAGAATCTATATTAGGTAAAGGACACTCTACTAGTAAGGGCAATGTAGCATTTCATTGTCCTTTTTGCAATCACCATAAACGTAAACTAGAAGTCCAACTTGAAACTAATGAAAAAAATGAAAATCCATGGCATTGTTGGACATGTCCCCCTACCAATAATTCTAAAGGTAAAACCATAAAGGCTTTATTGAAAAAAATAGAGGCCCCTGATAGTAAAATAAAAGAATTAAATTTAATAATTAGACCAGGTAAAATTAAACAAATAGTCGAACAAACTATAAAATTGCCAGAAGAATTTATTCCTCTTTATAATGTCAATACCACCGATAAATCCATAAAATTAGCCGCAAGACATGCGATTAAATACATTAAAAATAGGGGGTTGACAGAGGTTGACATTTTAAAATATAATATTGGATTTTGCGCAGAAGGCAAGTATTACAATAGAATAATCATACCTTCTTATAACGAAAACGGCTCATTAAATTATTTTATAGCACGTGATTTCTCAGATACTTTAGGTCGTAAATATGATAATCCAACTGTACCTGTTAAAGATATTATTGGTATGGAGCTATATATTAATTGGGAAGCACCTATAGTATTAGTTGAAGGTATGTTTGATTTTTTAACAATTAAACGTAATTGTGTTCCTTTATTTGGTAAGGTAATTCATGATACATTAATGAAAAAATTAGTATCATCTGATGTAGAAAAAATATACATAGCACTAGATAAAGATGCAATTAAAGATGCTCTGAAACACTGCGAAACACTAATGTCTTATGGTAAAGAAGTATACCTAGTAGAATTAGATGGTAAAGACGCAAATACAATAGGTTTTGAGAATTTTCTTAATATTATAGAAAACACATTACCTATTACATTCCAAAGCTTATTAGCAAAAAAATTAAATAATATATGATAGATAAAAATTTAAATGTGATCAAGGATCCCACAATTAAACGTATTGTACAATACAGTGAAGACAATAAACAGATTAACATATTAGATCAACGTTTTTACCAACGCAACGACAAATATTACCCATCAGTATCAAGTATACTAAATTATTTTCCTAAAAATCAATTTTTTCATTCGTGGTTAAAAGATGTAGGTCATAATAGTGATATTATTGCTGCTAAAGCCGCTGGTGAAGGTACGCAAGTACATAATGCTGCTGAAAAATTTCTAAATGGTGAAGAGATTGTTTGGATAGAGGAAAATGGTCATGTTAATTACAACTTAGATGTTTGGAAAATGATTTTAAAATTCACTGAATTTTGGAACCGTGAAAAACCTGAATTAGTAGCAGCCGAATACCATTTGTTCTCAGATGAACATGAATATGCGGGTACGGCCGATTTAATAGTTAGATTACGTGGTAAATTATGGTTATTAGATATCAAAACATCTAACTCATTGCATACTAGTTACGACCTACAATTGTCAGCATACGCTAAAGCATGGAACGAAACCCATGATGAAAAAATAACGGATATAGGGATAATATGGTTGAAAGCATCTACTCGTGGCGAGGATAAAAAAGGTGAAAAAATACAAGGAGCTGGGTGGCAATTAAAAATAATAGATAACATGGATAAGAACTTTGAAATGTTTACTAAAATATACGATATATACAAACTAGAGAACCCAGATAGCGCACCTTATAGCCAAGTATTACCAATATCCGTTAAATTGACGTAAGTTATATATTTATAATATATAATACTATGTTTAGATATGGATAAAATACAAGATTTATTTACTGATAACCCAATATTAGCCAAAATAGGAACTCCTAAACAATACTCTCAATATTTAGATACTATATTCCCTAGTAGTAATGTAAAAGATATTGTTTATCATGGTACTAATGCTAACGATATTGAAGGTGGTAGATTAAGGCTAAGCAAGGAAGGTGTGTATGGAGAAGGAATTTATGTCCAAACAAAAAAAGAATTTACAGGAACGTTTGGTTCAAATACACTTTCACTTGTTATAAATACTAAAAAACCTTTTCCGTTTTACGATAATAATGGTAAACTAAATAAACTATGGTTAACAATTCGTGATAAACACGCAAATACTAAAAAGTTTTATTGGGCTGATGTTGCTAAAGAAGAATTTAGAGATGAAATTAAAAAGTTAGGTTACGATTCTATTAAGACAGAAGAAGGTGGTGGTAACACATACTATATCCTATTTGAACCAGAGCAAACACATATATTAGGTTCTAAACAAGATATAGAAGAATTTAAAAAATATACAGAAAAAAACATTAAAGAAAATATGAGTTCTTTTAAAATATTTAGTAAAGAGTGGTGGAAAGAAAGTTTAGATTTACATGAATCTCCTCCAAACAATTTTGAGAATGATGATAATAGACAATATGTAGAAGATAATCTTAGTGCCTTAAATAAAGCTGCATTAGTATTTAACTTCCCTGTAGAGGATATGCAATTAGCATTTAATGGGGCTTCTAGTCTAGTATTAATGGATGATGTTTGGTCTAAATTAGAAAACAGTAACTCACATAACATACAGACTTTAGGACAAGCTTTATTATATGCCAAGGAAAATAAAATAGACCCAGTCCCATATTTGGAAACAATAAAAAATATGGAATCATTACCTAAACCCTTGGTGTTAAAGTATGATACAGATAAATACTATTTAATTAATGGTGAATTTGTTTTATCACTACAGAAGGCACTAAACATGACTCCCGATATTTTACAAGCTACTATTAATGTTAAAATAAAAGAAGATGGGGGCCAAGAAGACGAAATTAATTTAGTTAATGAATTTATTAGCTATGTTAAAGAGGATTTAGGATTAGTCCAAACACCTAAAATAGAATTCTCAGATGATACTGACCACGTTAAGGAACAATGTTCATTTGGTTATTTTTCACCTGATTTAAACGTTATATGGGTATATACTGGTGATAGAAATATGGCCGATATATTTAGAACATTAGCTCATGAATTAGTTCACCGCAAACAAGAAGAAGATGGTAAAATAAATTATGAAAGTGGTAAAACGGGTAGTGATATTGAGAATGAGGCTAATGCTAAAGCAGGTGTATTATTAAGAGATTTTGGTAAAAAACATAATGATATATATGATACTCCTATAAAGAAATTTATTAAAAACGGTTTAAGTGAAGTAAAAATTCAAAAACCTGGTATTAATTTTACTTTTCCATTTGAAATTACTAAACAAAATAAATCGCAAGCTCCTTTTATTGCAGATCAACTTAATAAACAGGGATACACTTTAAAAGGTAAACCATTTAAAGCAGAAGATATTACATTTAATATCCCTACAATATTAGATTACGATAGTAATTATAGAGACCGACCAGAAAGAAAAATATTAAATACATATACCCCAGCGTATGAAGTAAAAATCCAAAAACCAACATCCTATAAAAAGGCATATGGTGAAGTTCATTCATATGATGAAATGAAAAAATGGGAAAGTGAAAACAGTAAGTTACCTAGCCATTTTTTAATAGATAGAACTAACAATACTGTATTAGCTGGTTTTCAAGATATGAATATTCCTAAATGGGCATGGAATTTACATGGAAATGATAATGTACCCCCTACTGAGAATAACATGTTTGCTTTAGCATCTAAATCTAGCATAACAAATCCACCACCATATTTAAAT